TCAATAGGTTCTAATGTTTCAAAAACAACATCTGGATTTGAAGTCGAAGTAACTTTTACTCCAGATTGGATTGTTAGTTTTTGACTCGTAGTTGGTTTTATGTTTGTAATATCACTTACATCTGCATCAACAACTAAAGTGAATGATAAATCAACAAAACTTGGAACTATAGATTTTGGTTTATATCCAGTTATTTTTGATAAGTTAAGTATATTCCTTCTATCTTCTGATAAAGGTAATAGCATCTCTTTAAAAGAATCATCGATATAATAATTTAATACATCTCCAACATACGCTGATAGCTCTACCAACATCATACCAGGTGAAGTTTCATTAAAATCTTTATAAGCTTGTGGAAAATAAGATTTTACATGGTTTACCAATCCTTGTTTAATTGAATTAAAATCTCTATTAGTATAGTTAGTCAAAGATTGGCCGTATTGATTTTTTTTATCAAAATTAGAATAAGAATCCATTAGTAAGATGCTCCTGTGTTTAAATCCACTTGTACTGAATCATTCAATTCAGGTGTATTTTTGAAACTATAATTTATATTAACCGTCACACTATTTGCATCAGGTTGTGGTTTTATGTTTATACTTTCTACTTGTAAAAAGGGTAACCAAATAGCTATCTGTTCAATAATATCTTCTTCTAATGCTACGAAAGATTCGTCATTTAATGGTTCAAATAAATTACCTCTAATATCAATCCCTAAATTTGGTTGAAACATTCGTTCACCTTTTTGTGTAGAGAGTAAACTTGTTAAGTTAGTCTGTGTAGATTGTAGTGTAGTAGAAGATAAATTTTGCGTCTCTAAAGTAAAAGGTAAATTAAAACCTATAGTTTCATCTACGGTGTCAACATTGTTTATTAATATGTTATTGATAAATGCCAATTATTATACCCCTCGTGTCTGTTTAGCTTTTTCATCAACTTTCTGTAAAACTTGACGATAATCTTTATTTAAGAATTGTGACATTGGGTCATTTGATGGAACTTGTTGTGTTGTATTTGAATCACTATTATATTGTGAAGCTAAAACTTCATTCATTTTTGAAGAATCATATGTACCACCACCCATTTGTTTCCACTCGTCTGAATTAGCTGTTTCATTCAAGACATCATTTAAAACAGAATTACTTGAATAATCCTTCGTCTCAACAATTTTATTTTTTGGTTTTAGTTGAGAAACTTGTTGTGTTGGTTGTTTCAATTCAGTTATTACTTCTTTGATAGCCATAGCAACTTCTTCTCTGACTATTCTTCTGATAATTAATTTTAAATCTGATTTTTTCATTTTTATGACTCCTGTGTATAAACCTATTCATATATAAATATGAAATTTTAAAATTTTTAGTAACTTTTTAAGTCCAAGGAGAATATCCAGGTACTGGTGGATTGGAACCCGGCGGTATACCAAAAGCATCATAAGTACCTGTTATCATATATGTATGTATTGCACTCGCTAATTGTTTTGCAACAACTTCTCTTTCGTTGGGCTGACTTAATATAGAATCAATCATAGGCTGTCCCGGGGGTGGAATAGTTGGAAAGGCAATCCCTTTTCCTATAGGGGCTCCTGTCATAATTCCTAATGCAAATAATTGTACTGCAGCTTTTATAACAGGTATTGCTATCGGTAAAGGTGGGTTAGTTGGTATTGCATCTAATAAACTTTTTAGTATTTTAGCTGCAGGAACAACTCCAACTGGAGGGGGATATTGTATCATTAATGCATATTTTTCCATAGCAGAAACAAAATCACCATATGTTATTTCTACCCCATTTGCTGAAGCTTCTGATTGTCTTAATAATTCTTCTTCCAGTATTTTTGGATTTAAAGCCATTATGTTGTCCTGTTTGACTTACTCAGTATCTCATCGAGAGCAGAAGCAATCTGACTTATACCTTGAGTTTGGGCTCCAAATGCAGCAGTATTTATTGGTGTACCAGATGGCCCTTGAGTTGTCGGTACCGTTATTGCTGTAATGTTATTAATCAATTGGTCTAATTGGTCACACAAGTCTGTTAATTTTTCTACCAATGTATCACCTAAAACAATTGGTTGTGTCTCTTCATCTGCAGATGAACCTAATCTAACTTCCGGAGCATTTATATCAAATCTTTCTGTTGAGTTGAATAAAGTATTTTTACTTGTTGAAAATGTTAGTGCATTACCCGCACCTATATGTATGTGTTGTAGTGCACTTAAAAATAAATTTTCTTTTCTTGCATTTATTATAATTCTATCAGAATTTAGTATTGAGAATGCTCCATTGTATTCATAAATAGTAGTTTCAATATCAGAATCTGATTCCCCATCTATTGCTTGTCCCCTACCTAACGGAGATGTGAATGATTTTTTTATATAATTTGACGGAGATTCAGTTGACTCGTCTGCTAGTTTAAAACTATATGGTGTACCATCTTGGTTTTCAAATTCAGGTCTAAAATGCTGTAGAATAGAACCTTGTGAGAACATTCCAAATATAGAACTATCATTAATACTCTCAAAAGATTGGTTATTATTTCTACCATTGTTTACAATAATATTTGGAAATTTGTTTCGACTTCCAATCCTAATACTATTACCATGTCTACCTTCAAGTGTCAAATCAGTATGTATATCTGATAATATTGTTTTACCTTCCGGTGACTTTATTCGCTTACTTAATTTAGAAGGGTCGTCTAAATCAACATTAAAATCTTTTATCAATCTATTGAATTTAATATCTTCCGGATAAGTTGTTGAAGTAATCTTATCATTTCGTTTTGAAGGTAAATTACTATCAGTTACAGAGGGTGTATTTGTTATGTTTAAAGGTCCTAAGTAATACCCAACATCACCAACTTCCGTTACTAAAACAGAATCACCTTTTTTTATACTATCAGCAAAACCTCTAAGTAATGGTCTATATTTTTCTACAATCATTCCATCTGCATTTACATCATCAGTTAAAATATTTTTTTCTACAACAATACAATTACTTTCATTGTTATTATTTTCTGGACTTGCTGCTGAATCAGCTGAATTAATAACATATCTGACCGTTGCTGGTATAAATTGTAGAAAGTCTTGTTGGGATTGAGGTGTATCGAGGACATACTCTCTCCCGGTTGTTTTATTTGGTGGTGTTATAAATGCCATTATGCTTCAAACCCTTTACCTTTACTGGAACTGGATTCTTGTTTTATCTTATCAGCTCGTTGTTGAATATCACTTACATCGTCTTGTAAAGCTGCTATTAAATCTTCTTTTTCAGTTTCAGAAAGAAGCATGCCATCTTCATCATTTTTATTCTTACCAAGTATTCTTTGCCAAACACTTGCTAATTTTACAAGATGTTCATCATTTTTTATAGCTACTTCAAATAGTTCTTTTATGAGAGGAGTTATGAGAACAGCATCATCCATCGTTTGAATCATACCGTGAATTTCTTGAATTAATAAATCAAGTTGTAGTTTTTTGTTTTTTTGATTTTCGTAAATATCTCTTGTTAAGTCTTCAAAAGTTTTACCATCAAATATTTCGTTGTTATCCATATAATTTCTCCTATATGAATAAATATGTAATTTATAGAAATTTATTTAATTTAGTAGTTAAATGTAAACTTCCATTACGATAAAAATTATTATGGAGTGTTTTCATATGTTTACGCATTACATTTAAAACTTTCGTTATTTTAGCAGTCTCGACATTTGTCATTTCTCGTAATAAGATATATAATGCTTTTTTATTAAAGTCTTCTATATTTTCCCTCACCTTCATCAAGTCTACAATTGCATAAGCTATAATTCTGTCTTTATTTTTACTAAACATATGAGGAATTTTATTTTCAAAATAATCAATTGCCTCTTCAATAAAAATATTTGCATCTTCATTGACTTGCTGAGAATGTACTCCTCTAGCATTATCTATACTAGCATGCGTTTTTAATTTCTTATAATTAGCGTTGTTATTTAAAATTAAATAATTTTTTATCACAACTGAAAAATAACTAAATGCTTTTGAACCTTTAGTGTGGTCATACTTGTGCATATTTAAAACTAAAAAAGAAATACATTCATTCTGAACATCTTGAAAAGAATCATCGAAATAACTAAACTTAAATGTATTTATAATATTTTCTGTCAACTTAAAGAATGGGTATTCTAAATGTTCTCTATAAATTTTATTTTTAACTCCAGGTCTGTCTGTAGTATTATATCTGATTATACCTCTTTCTGTATCGTCAGTCCAATAATAATTTGTAGTTTTTTTTCTTCCCATTATTTTTTCTCCGTTTCTGATTCAAATAAATCATCTAATAGTTGTTGTAATTTTTTTAACTCTTCAAAAAAGAAACCTGTTTCATCATCTGATTCATAATGTCCTTTAGCATCAACAAGTTTCATTTTATCAGAAGCAAATTTTACAATGCTTTGAAAATCAATTAAAACATTCTCATATTGATTTATTCTTCTTAGTGCATAATATAAAGTTACACTTAAAGCAAATATTGTTATTGTAAGTAGTATTTCTATAATCATATTTAATTAAACAGCTCGTCAAATGCTTGTTTCATGCCGTCTACCTTCTTTTGTTCTTGTTTATTAACTATCTTAACCGGTTCTGGTTTTAATTGTTTCGAATCTTGATGTTTCCAATTCTCATATTCAATTCGTGAGGCTAACATATCAGCCTGATGAAGAAGAATTGATAAGTTAGATTTTACTTTATTCTCATCTAAGTATTGCATCAAATATGTTTTATTAGCTTCCTCATACATACCATCTGTCAATCTAAGAGCTAAATATTCATTCTCTGACATTGTTATTCCAAAATGATTTAACAAATAAATTGCCCTATCAGTAACGGTCATAAAATTTAATTCTTTACCTCGTGTATAATATTTACCTTGATTCTCAATATGCCATTTTGAATCATTAGGTACATAGTAATCATTTTCTAAATCTCCAACCTTACCCAAGTCGTGATGAAGAGCTGCAAATATAACTTCTTCTTCTGTGTAATCAATGTGAGCATCTAATTCTTGATACAGGGTAAATAACCTTCTTGATATTTTTGTAATATGTAAAACATGCTCTACATACCCACCGATAAAACAATTATGAAAATGTGCTGTACCTGAAGCTGGAGCAAACATCATTCGTTCCTCAAAGTGATTATACATTTTTAAAAGTTTTTCTTTTCGGTCACCTGAAAATACTTCTGAGACAATATTAATTAATTTATCCCAATTTTCTTTTAGTTGTGTTTCATTTAATTTTTTCATTGTTTCCTTATTAGTTATTTA